TTCATCATCGAACTAATAACATCCCGTGCGGTGTTTCCGGTAACATTACGAGTGACAAAGCCAGTAAGAGCGAGAGTAAAACTATCCCAATCCAAGCCAGCACCATCTTCATCTTTCTTCTCCGGTATTTGTTTAAGTCCAAATGTGATCATAGGGTCTAGAGCCAGTCTACAACCTTCAAAGAATTCCTTATTACCTGCCTCAGCTTGGACAAGTATAATAGCTTCTTTATTCAAACGGCTAGGATGATTTTCCAAATCGGAAATAACTTGATAGCAAAGATCGCTCATTTTAGACCTTAATAATAACTGTAATGTAGTTATTATACAGTCTAGTTATCAGTATGTCAAGTGATTTGTGGTCTTAAATGGCTTACCTATAAAGGCATATTCCAGTTGACTCATTATTTTACGCTTCATTTGGCGTACTTTGGGATGATCATGATTATACTCAAACGCTTTCATAAAACGTCCCCAATCGTTTGGACGAACACGCTTTGGAACTTTGGCATCCATATATTCACTAATAGACTTTGGATCCCACCCAAACTTATCAATCATCATTTGGGCAATGTTGAAAGCGTGGGCACCCATTTCATCTCGATCGCCATAATATTCTTGTTGCTTGCGATCTTTGGCGTAGTAGGCTGTACTTTCGTAGCCCGGGATGGGTTTGAAGTTACGAGCACGATGTTGTCTAGCGTGAATAATTTCGTGCAACATAATGTCGGCAAAAACTGTACAAATACGTTCCCAACGATAACTACTCATTTTCATAGTTTGTGCATCTGACGGGTATGCAAGTTGCACCTCGATAAATCGCTTTTTACCGGATTTGTCTTCGCCCGAATAATACACACCACCTAACCAGAGTTCACCTTTTTTAACAGGGCTAAACTTTCCGCTGGTAACTTTAACAGGAAGATGATGTTTAATGTGTTTACTTAGAAGTTTAACAATTTGGCCAATGGGTAATCGCTTGTCTACTAGCTCGTTTTTAAGCTCGTAGAGCATAGAGTACAGCGTTTCTCGATCTAAAAGAGACCAGTTGAATGGTTTGCGGGCCATAGTACACTCCTAACATATCTATTTATAGTGTACTATAGCAAACCATTATATACGCACTTTATGGGCGTTTTGTTACGATTTCGTCAATCAATCCAAAATCTAGTGCTTCTTGCGCACTCATAAAGTTATCCCGTTCCATAGCTGTGTAAAACTCATCAAAAGTCTTGCCCTTGCTATTATGGGTAACATAAAGTTGGGTTAGATTTTGCTTCATTTTTAGGATCTCTTTTACTTGGATTTCCATATCTGTAGCTTGTCCGCCAGCACCACCGCTAGGCTGGTGAATCATATGGCGAGCATTTGGAAGCATTTTTCGCTTGCCAGGTGCACCAGCAGTAGCCAACAAGCTACCCATACTACACGCTTGCCCCATAACGACAGTGGATACATCCGGTTTAATAAACTGCATAGTATCGTAGATAGCCATACCAGCAGTGACAACACCGCCGGGACTATTAATAAAGAAAGTAATATCTTCATTACCTTGACTTTCCAAAAATAGTAGTTGTGCTACTAACAAACTAGCACTATGTTCGTTAACATCTGTGTCCAGCATTACAATACGATCCTTAAGCAGTCGACTATAAATGTCGTAACTGCGTTCTCCACGAGCTTCTTGCTCAATAACCATTGGTACCAAGTTTGGCATTACATCTCCATTTTTAAAGTAAATTCTGGGTCGTGTTGGCTAAGATAAAAACTAGCCAACTTAAACATTGTACGAGCATGTTCAATATCGTGCGGAACAATAATGCGTTCGCCTTCTCGCAACTGACGTAACTCTTCTGCGTCTTGCAATGCTTGACGCTCCATGGCTTCATAGTCTTGAGCCATTTCCATTAGTTCGATTTCGTTATACATCATTCATCTCTCAGTTGACGTTGATATAACTCTAGCTGATCAATAAGATTTTGTACACCTTGATAGTTCATAGTAAGTGTAGTATAACCCATTCGCATGGTAACACGATTGTCATCAGTGTGACCAATACTGTAGTAAGTAGTTGGATCCTTTTCCTTAGGAGCAGGAGGTTCAACTGCCTTAGGAGCAGGAAACGGTAGTACATTTTCGGGCATTTTGTTCTTCTTAAACAAATCAAACATTGTAGGCTCCATATTAAAATAGCGAGCAACCGGCGGACACCAAAGCGGCACACTAAGAGCCAGTACAAATCCTAGTGTAGCAAGTTCGGGACGATCATAATGCGTGAACGCAAGATACATACCTACCCAGAATAGATAGTATCCGCCAGTACGACCAAACAGTTTCATTTTACAAAATCGTACGAGCGTTCAAAGATTGGGCCATCACAAATATACAACTCACCGTCGATGCCGCGCATTAGGTAGTCACCGGGTTTGCCTTGTTTGTAATCACCTTCTAGTGTATTAACACGAAACGCTTCATCGATAAGTTTTGCGTGAACTACAATAGGGCGTTTCACACATGGTTGCATATCTACGACTTCTTCGAATGTATCAAAGGTTTTCATTGTCTTTCCATTTCTTTAAATGCTTCTGGAGCACGGCTAGCCGCAATTTCTCGCTGACGAGCGGCTTCTTTTGCTTTACGCAATACATTGGCATCACCAGTAGGTAGTGCTACAAGAACATAAGTTCTATAGCGTGGCCCTTCGGAAATGCGTTTAATTTCTCTAACTTCTACACCAGTAAGGTCAACAGTCTTACAAGAAGTTTTAATAGCCAACTCACTCATTTCTGTACTAGTAGCTTCAGAATCTGTTTTATAGATTTTCATTTGTTGGCTAGCAGTACCGCCAGCGGCCATACAAATTTTACCGTATGCCATAGATTTGGCTTTCATATCGGCCATCATAAAATCAGAACTTACACCTGTGCCTGCTTCAAACACCGCAGAGTTGCTAGTAGGAATCTTAGTCATCCATTCAGGTGCTTTGTCGATCGAACGTTCAACATATCGTTCTTGACGTTCGCGTTCAGCATCGGCACGTTTAGCATACTGATCAGTCGTTCCGCAAGCAGTTAATACTGCAACGATTGGCAATGCAATAAAAATCTTTTTCATTATTTTCCACCCATCTTTTCTTTAGTCCATTCGGCGGTTGACGAAATGTCTTTACCAAGTCCCGAAACTGTTGAACATGCGGCCAATGTACCGGCCAAAATAAGTACTACAAAAGTTTTCATTTTGCCAACTCCTGACTCTGTGTTTTAACTGTGTCTACGCCTTTGTCCAACATTCTAGCAATACCGGAAAAACCGACAGTTGCTAGGACTAGTCCAAAAACTGTGCCTATAATAAATGCTTTCATTTTTCCACCTTGGTCTCGATAATAATTTCGTTACGTTTGCGGTTTTCTTCACGCCATTTGTCTAAGTTAGCACGTACCCGTAACGGCTTGCTTACTTCGGATGACGCTGGTTGAGTCGGTTGCTCAGGCACTGTTTCGGAAAGTGCAAAGCCTGCCGCAAAACCAAAAATAATAGAAAAAATGACTTTCATAACTGCCTCTCTGTGTGTTAATGTATATGTATTGTAGCTTATTGAGCTCTAGATGTCAATACTCGATCTAGCCATTTATTGTATCTCTGTGCCTACAGGTAATATTGGCTTCTGTCTTAAAGTCGCCACCAATGTCCAAAAGAAGATTTTTTCGAGCCCGTTCTTTGGCATAGTAGCATAGACTGGGTATTTGTTGCCAACCTGTTTCTGTTTCGGTTAGGTGATACTTTTGTCCATTTACAGTAAGATCAAAGTTTACAGTACATCTCCCATTTAGATCAATATCAGTTACTAGATTTTGAATGTCGCTAACTTGGAGCTTAGTAACATGGTTACTAGAAGTTTCAACTTCACAGCCTTCGGGCTTGGCTTCTTGTATTACTACAACTTCTTTGATTACAGATATTTTTTCAGGTCTTGGACCGCAACCTACTAATGTTAATACCAAAATTAAAAGTAGTTGTTTCATTGATATTTCTCGTCTAACTCAACATTAGTAAGACTTGCAACAGTTTGGAACTTGTCCCAAGCGGCTTTTGCGGCAGGATTAGATTCTAACTCACTATTTGGTAATACTGCTTCTAACCAAATTTCTGGGCGGCGACGAGGATATGCTCCAAACTTTCGGGGTTGGTGAAACTTGCCCTGCTCCCAGAGTTCAATACTTACACTACGGAATAAGTCTTCTTGCTCATCGGTATAGCCAAACCACTCCGGATTACTACCACCAAACAATCCATACCCTGATTGTGGTGCGGATCCACCAGCATAGCCTTCCCAAATACCTCGCCATTGTTCATCATCATGCGGATCAAAATCTGTACGAGCAATAATGACTAAGACATCGTCAATGTCTACCTTGCCGTCAACAATGTCTCGAACACATCTGCTATAACTAAGACCGATTTTCATACAATAAGACTCTCATCTTTAGGGGTTTTAAATACATTTTGTCCACAACGTCTAATAGCATCTGCCAACGCTTGTGATGCTTCTTCCGAATAAATTTTAAGTTCTTCTAAACTGATTTCACTTTCAAATGCCCATATCTCAGGAAATCTTTGCGGATTTGCCCTTGCTCTTAGTATAGCATGTCTTGGTATAGGAAAGTCAACCTTCTTGTCACCTTTTAATACAGCCCAAAACTTTTTCTTTTCGTAGTCAGTGACATTAAAGATCCATTCAAATCCCAGGGTATCAAAATATGCCATATAAGCATTAGTGACTTTTTTCCTTGCCATTTTAACCTCTAATACCAGTTTGTGTAAAAGTTACTTCTGGACCGTTAGATTCTACATCCATACCAGCACTACGACCTTCATAGCACCTTCCGTTCCATTTAAGTTTTAATTTTACACTCTTATTCAGGATAACGTCAAGTACATTTTCAAAAATAAACTGATCTACAACAGCTTCAACCGATTTTGAACTTTTTGCTATTTTTACTTGACACGTATCACTGTGTCGAATCATCATGCTCATTTGTCTCACCTAAAGTAAACATTACACTCTTAACGCTATCCCATCGAAAACTTTTCCAATGCTTTGCTTCTAGATCGTAAACTGGCATTACATCCTCATTTACTTTCTTTTCACGTTTTGGCTCTGCGCCTTCTACAACAGATTCTTGTGGCACAAGATTAATATTGGTTGTGCATTTCATTACACGTTCAGTACCGTCCTTTTTGGTAAATGTAACAGTTACTTCACCAAAACGAAGATGACTCTTAAGCCATTTTTTAAATAGCTTAAAGTCTTTTTCACTTAACATCATTTGAAAACCTGGATTTAAGTTCAGCATTCTCTGTTTCCAATCGTTGAATATGTTCTGCCAATCGAATCATTAAATCATAAAGATTGCTGGCTGTACTTTTTGTTGCCACTACTAAATCAAATTCTTGAGAGTTTTCTGTCATGTTATTTTCCTATGTGTTTAATATGTTTGAATAGATCTTTTTTGTCCTTTGGAGCCCAAAATCTACCTTCTTTACCGCAGTTGGATTTATCGCTAGCCCATTCATGCCTAGCCATAGTACACCTTTGATAATGTGCTTCTTCTTTTTTAGGCCCTGTTACTAGATCTTCTTTGATTGTTTCCGGAACAAATGCCAGCCGGCATCGAAGTGCAATGTTTTTTGGAATCCACCAATCACCGAGTGGTCTAAATGCGTGTTTACAATCGTTGCATAAAATCAGATCAGTCATACTATTTTTCCTAGCCCTAACCAAATAAGTTGATCTAGTTCTTCTTGGTAATCTTTACCAAGCCTACGTTTTTGATATATGGCTTCGAGTACATCCTTACCGTCACCGTAGTCTGTTGCTCCGGCCCCACGACTTTCAAGTTCTTCTATTAGATCATCTGTATCAAAATCTGCTAGATCAACATCAACTTCAACTTCGGTATAAACAGTCTTATACATTATGTTCCTTAGTTAGTTCTGCAATCAATAAAAAACGTTCGTATGCTTTACGAACACTGGGATTAGCCAATAGTTTGTCAGCTTCTTCCATCATGGCTTTTACACCAGCCTCTGCACAATCATGGACACTAAGCCCATGTAGGGTACATAGATCGTCACCGAACTCTTTGGCTAACTTTTCCCAAGCCTTTTTTTGACCTGGTGTAATAGGAGTTGACTGCGGACGAAGCTCTGATGCTTTACTAATAGCCTTGCAGATAGCGTCCTCAGCAACTCGCCCAGCCGCAATCATCGCGGCATAGTTAGGTTCCACGTTAAACCTACGGGATACTCCCCCGGGGTAACACATGACCAAGTGATTACCTTTAGGGAAACTATCCAAAAGATCACTATCATACTCAGATATAGGATAATACCTTTTACCTCTTTTTTCATAGAATACCTTTTTTGTCATAGTTCTAATACAATGTTAGGGTTCCAGCCAGTGTCTTCACTGTAACCATCGTTTTCGTAACCACGTGGGTTACATACAACTCTAGTTTCACCAATCTTGTAATCAAACGGATGATGAGTGTGTCCGTGTGTCCACAAAACAATCTGCGGGTGATCTAAAATGAACTCACTCAAGTCACTATGGTATCCACCATTCATTAGTGTTTCATGAGCGTAGCTTGGATGTACACTTTGGAAACTTGGACTGTGGTGTCCGACTACAACACACTTTTTATCCTTGTGTTCTTCGACTATAACTTTAATGTACCCAAGTGTGCGATCGTGTCGGATAGCAACATCTAATGGACTCATAGATGCATA